AGTTCGCCGTGAAGCTCAGTCCTTCTTCCCATTCCACATGCCTCCCAAAGTCAGAATAATGCGGGGACGCTTGATCTCCGCATTCTCCACCTTCCATTTCACGCCGTTGAACACCACGTATTTGATAGCCGGCCAATGCTCAGCCATGTAATTGTCGCATACGATGCTGATTCGATTGGCCAGCGTTAGATTGTCGTTGGTCCCGTCTGGCGTGGTTTCCCATCTGCGCAAATGCTTTGGCAAATCTCCTGTGTATGTTTTTTCTGTGATCCTGGCCGGTTCGTAAATGCCCGGCGCGGTTTCCACTTGATCTTCTTCAAAGCCAATTGCTCCGTAAAAACGGCTCATTCTTCTCAACTCCTAATCGAGAGGGTCGAAGCCCAAAAATAAAAAAGCTCCGGCCCTCTCAGCTTAGGCCAGATCAATAAGCGCCACGGACGTAGTAGGTCTTGTCTTCTACCACGGTAGCGTCAGCGCTCTTGCGGTATACGGTGCCTTCCTTCTCGAACCAACCCAGGGCCTTGGGATTCTCGGTACCTTCGGGTTCAGCTTCGGTGTAGGTGGGGCCAGTGGTACCGGTTTCCAGGATCATAGCGCTGTAGGGCCGGGTCAGCATGCCGCTCAGGCGGGTTTCAATCAGATACTTGTACTGGTTGAAGTCAATATCGAAATCGTCGAACATTTCAACCTGGCCGCGACGGTTAGTGCCGGTGGAGTAGTCCTTCAGGTCCACGATAATGCCGATCAGCTTCTTGGTGGTGGCGCCCACGGTGCGGGTCAGGCCTTCCAGCTGAGGCACAGTCACAATGCGGTTCACGCGCATCTTGGTGGCCAGTTCCTGGGTGGTCTTGTACAGGGAATGACCGAAACCGTCTTCCAGCAGCAGCATCTCGCTCAGCCAATCCTCACTGGTGAACAGGGTCAGATTGCCGCTGCCCTTATACTGCTTGCGGGCCTTGATGGCGGCGCGGATGGCATTCTTGGCGGTGGCTTCGTCATCGGTGCCAACAGCCACGGGCACCTTGATGGCGTAGAAGTCATCGTCCGTCCAAATGGGCTTGATATGATCTTCCTTGATCTTGTCCTCGTCCAAGGAATCACGGCCATCGCCGATCAGGATCGCGCGGGCGATTTCCTCGTTCAGCATCATCCTCATTTCGCTCTTCACCCAGGGGATGACGTCCAAATCGATGTCAGTCAGATCGTCCTTGTCGAACTTCTGCTTTTTATACACAGTCTGGGGATCGACGGTGCGCTTCAAAAGGTTGAACACTTCTTCCTTCTTTTCGTTACCCTTGATGTAACCCTTGGCACGAGCTTCATCCATGGTAATGTTGGCATAGGTGGTGCGGATGCGGGCGAAAGGCCGCTTGGTCACGCCGTTCATCATCGTGCTCACCCATTCGTCGTCGCGTTTAACAACGTCAGGGCGTTCGTTAATGTTCTGATATTCAGGGAACAGGTAATCGATGTTGCCAATGCCGTAGGTCTGCAGAGTGCCATTGTCGTTATACACGCCACTGACTGCCGCATCGCTGGTCACGGCACTACCGGCATCAGAAGCATCGTCGTCATGGCGCAGCGCTTCATACGTTTCCTTGGCTTCTTCCCAGGCTTCGCTCATAGTGCCCAGCTTCTTGGCCCGGTTCATAATAGCTACCTTATCCGCATGGCTCAATACTCCACCGCGAACAGTTTCTTTGTCAAATACATTCGTTTTCATAGTCAATACATCTCCATCTTCATCGGAGTGCTCGGCTTCCCCGTCACTCTCGTCGTTATCTTTGCCCTCTAGGGCTTGGCCTATCATGTAGTAGCACACCTGCTGCTGTTCTTCGGTCATGCTGTCCCATACGTCCTTTACGGTCTTTTCTTTGGCCGGCGCTTCGTCAGCATGTTCCAGCGTTTCTTCCTTAGGCATTTCTTTTGCCTCCTCTTCCTTGTCTTCATGCTCCAGGAAGAGAAGCTTTTCACTTTCGTCGCTGTACACAATCGCTTCGTCTTCCAGTTCGTCCATCTGGTCGCCATGGGCCAGCACCACATTGTCAATGGTAGCGCCCATATTGGCTCCAGCCAGCACCACGCTCAGTTCTCGGATCACGCCGTGCATCACGTTGCGCCTGTCGTCCTGCTTCAGCTGGTTAGCGTAAATGGACAGGGAATTAATATCGCCGTTTTCGATCAGGTTCTTGGTCTGCTGCGCCTTCGGGCTGTCATTCAGATAACAGTCGGCATACACACCACCCTTCCGGTTATGAAGGATCGCGTGGCCCAGTACATAATCCGGGTCGTCATGCATGTGCTGCCATACCAAAGGCACCTTTTTGCCGTCCTGATCCGCAAACGCGTTTTCCATGATGGTTCGGCCGTCGGTACATTTAATGCCCGTCTTCGTGGCCCAACCGTGAAAGTTTGGTTCTCTATTCGGCATTTTTGGTCTCTCCTGAATTGCTGTCATTTTGATTCGTTTCCTGATCCTGCATCGGCATATTACTGTTGATCAGCTGATCGGCCATCGGGTCGTCCACCGGCATGTAGCCCAGAATAGATCGGAATTCATTGGCGGTCAGAATCCGGTTGCGCAGCAGTTTATCGGCTACGTCAGCCAAATTCAATACAGGCGTCAGTTTGAACGGATCACGGAAGTACAGGATGCTTTCGCCCTGTGTCCTTGCCGTTTTAGACAAAAATTTCCGCTTACGCTCATTGGCGATAGCGGAAAGAATAGGTTCTATGGTTCTGTTGTAGTAGTTCAGCATGGTCTTTTCATCGGCCGTGCCGTCCAGAATGGATGCCGTGATCCCGAGCTGCGAATACAGCATGTTGGTCAGATACTCGATCTGGTCCAGCAGGTTGTTCTCTAGTGGCCGGTTCAGCTGCACGATCTTTTCTGTACCATCCGTGTAGGCGATCCCGTATCGGCTCCTGTTCAACTGCTCCTCTATTTGTGTAAGCCGTTTATTCGCGGTTGCTTTCTGTGCATCGCTCTTGACCACGTAAGGCAATTGAATAATCATGTTCAGCTTGCTGCCGCTGTTCTGTTCGTCAATGGAATCCAGAATGCTCATCTTATGCAGCAATCTTTGCAGAATGCCCATCGGCTCGTTCATCACCGAATAGAAGGGATTCTCGATAATGGCCACTTTGCTTTTCGGCAAAACAATGTCTTCATGATGCATGGTGCGTTCATTGTAAACGCTTACTCGAACATGCTGTGGTTTCCATTCCTGTATCTTTCCAGTTCGCATCTGCAGAATGTCGAATCCGCTGGTATATTGTGGGTCCACGTCGCATTCTACAGGCACCTCGGCCACGACCCCTTCGTCAAACATACTCAGCACCAGGTCCTGCATGTATGCGAATCTGGATTGATCAGTGTTTGCTTCCAGGGTCATTACCTTTTCCAAACCATCTTTCACGATCTCACTATATCTGCCATTTTGATCCAATTTTACGTGGTGCATGTCAATGCTTACCACGTCCAGAGCAATCCGGTTGTAGATTGCGTTAATGATGGTCCGGTCATTGCAGTATCTGCGCCGCTGTCTGTCGGGCCGATAAGAATAAGTGGGCCCCCAGTCGGCGTAAGGAATAGGCCGATCCCGGCCATTAAAAACATTCCAGGCGTGTTTTAAAGCCTGGGACGTAAGTTGAAATATGTTGGGCATAATGGATCACCCGTTATTTTTTCTTTTTCCGTTCATCCGCTAATTTCCGTGAAGTGTACGCGTTGGCCGCATACGTCCCGGCGAGAGCGCCAATTGCAGCCGCGCCAAGATGATCTTTCAGTGTCAATCGATTTAACTGCTCCGACGGATCTATTTTGCTGCGATTGTCCTTAATGATGTCTTTGACAAGTTTTCTCGCCATTTGCGTAGTTCCATTCTCCTGGTTTTCTTTAATGTAGCTAACATTAAACTTCTTCCTTAAGAATGAATCTATAGCTTTTTCGGCTTTTACAGTTTTTGCATCACGTTTACGACTCTTTAAGTCTGACGTTAATCTCTTTAAATCGTCTTGCTTGTTTACTTCATTTTTAAGTATGCTTCTTGCTGCTCGACTTTTAGAAGTTAACGGATTTTTTTGATTAATATCTGTATGAAACTGGTAGTAATCTAATTTTCCGCTTGACGCTGTGTATCGCTGCTTTCCAGCCGCGGTCAGACTCCCATCCTCGTTCTGGTACCGTCTAACGCCCCATTTCATTCCTCTAATGCCATGATGGCAAAGCTCCATATCCCAATCCGTAAAACTGTTCATATTGTTTCATCTCCGTCCCCGTCATAGGGGGGGGTAATTGCTTAATCAAACGCTTCCAAATTCGCTTTGTAGGCTACGTAGGCATCCATCATAGCTGCCACGGGGTCGATCTTTTCGTCATTTCGGCGCTTGATCAGTTTTTTATTGTTGTTGGTATCCCGCCACACCATGGCATTACCCATGGCATAGCTCATCAATTTCTCGTCAAATAAAAGCAGCCGATCTTCGGCCAGCTGCTTCAGTTCGCCCAGCGGTACACTTTCTGTTCTTGCGCCCTGGATTACTTTCACCACGCCAAAGGGCGTATTTTCTGTCACCCATCTTTGCACGAATTCCTGTGCGTTGTACGGGTCGTATCCGAAACACCGGATGTCATATCCTTTTTCCTGAATATAACTGTCCAACTCGTCGTATACGTTCATCATGTTCAGCACGCTGCCTTCCATCACGATCAGGCTGCCCTCTTCCAAGAATTCCTGGTACTTTTGCCTGGATGCTGCTGAAAGCTTCATCATCGTGCGCTCTGAAATATAAGCGCGGCATTTTACGCCGAATTCTCCTCTTTGTAGCGGAAACAGGAAGGTAAATGCGCAGAAGTCATCGCCCTGGGAAAGGTCGGCCCCCAAAGCGCAGGGCATCTGCCAGAAGTCCCGGTGCGGATGAGGGAGTGTTTCTTCGTATAGGAAGTAATAGGTGGAGCCTTCCATGGGAATTCCCCATCGCTTGGCTATGATCTCATTGCGCTTGGAAGGGTCTTTTTCGGCTGTTTCTTTTTCGCGGGTATACGTGTCATAACTAACCGTTTTGCCAAGGTTCGGATTGGCCTTGATCCACATGGCAGGATCGTTGATCTCGCTCAGATCGTCCAGCTGATACCACCAGATGGAGGTATGCGGATCATAGAAATCGCCCTTCAAAATATTCTCCAGATTCAGCTTGATGCTGTCGCCGATGCCATTACGAACCGTGCCTTCGCTGCTCATGGCAATGATCACGTAATCGCCAGTTTTGGCAGCACCTTGCTCAACGGCCGTAATTGGGTCTTCGCGAAGGTCGGTGCTCAGCCATTCATCGAAGGTGTTTACTTTCGTTCGGTAACTCTGAAGCTTGTCAATGCTGCAAGGACGAACTTCCAGCAAAGAACCGTTCAGAAAATCTTCGATTCCTTTTTTGGTGGAACACAACTTCTGCCGCTTCGCCCGGGAGCCGGTCGTATTCTGCAGGCTGCCTTGCGTCAGGAATTTGAAATATGGGCCCTTGGAACGGATAATGGCGGTACGCAGAGGGGCCAGCGTTTCTTCCGCCTGGTCCATGGTAAAGGCGATGGCAAACTGGTGGGTTGCCGATCGGTCCATAGTCAGAAAATAAGCGTGAACAAACGAGCCATACAGCGTCTTTGCCGCGCCGCGTCCTACGATCAGGTATTGCTTGTTGATCAGCCGTTTCTTGGTTCTTTTGTTCACATAGCGTCCGCCGGAGCCATCTTCATAAGGCTCGTATACGCTGATCGTGTCAAAGTAATACCAGCCAAACAGCTGCTCTGCCCAAAGCTTAAACGAATCCAATAAAAAAAGATCGGAGCCATCCGTTAACGTCAGCTCCGATTCGCAAAATTTTATGAATCCCTCAACCGGTTTCGGGTCATAATACACCCCGGGATTTTGAATCAATTCTTCAATTCTATCCATTTCCTGCAGGATGTGCTGGCATACCGGTATTTCCCCGCTTTGCACTTTCTCCCGAAACGCTGCATAGTATTTTGGGGTGGCTGTGTTGGAAAGCATAATTAATCGTCTTTCTTATTATTATCTATGCCAAGTAGCTTCTCAATTGAAATGTTTCCGTTTAAATATTCTTTGTATTTTGACGGATTATGTTTAAGAGCACGCTTAACAATTTTAAGTTCACGCTTCTTATTTACTTCTTTTCTTCTGTTAATGTCTTTGTTTACTTCATCGCGACGCCTATTTTGTTCTGATTGCAAACGTTGCTGCTTTGCTTGCTTTGCATTCTGTTTCGCTTGTTTAGCTCTGCTAATGGCCTCAACCGTCCGAGTCTTTAGCTCCTCTTTCTTAATCTCATTCAATTCTTTTTGCGCCGCGTAGGCCAATATATTTTTTACAATGCTTGAGCCGACTTTCATGGCCTCAGTATTAGTTTTTAATTCGTTATACTGCTTTTCAAGATTAAGACGCTCGATTCCTCTACGAAGCTCATCGTCTGTCATGTCTTTTGCTTTTTTATGTCTTTCAGCTTTAAGCTGCTGTTTATTAGCACGGTTTTTTGCTCGCTCGATCTTAGCGTTTGCTCGTATCTCGAGTCGCTCAAGTTTTGCTTTTCTTTTCAGGCCAGCTGCTGTCCAGCTTCCGTCCTCGTTCTGGTAGCGCCGAACGCCCCATTTCATGCCCAATATACCATGATGGTACAGTTCAGTTTCCCAATCATTGAAACCGGACATAGCTATCACCCCACAAAAAAAAAAAGAGCCTATTGCAGGCTCTTAAAACTTTACTTTATTAAGTGCCCTCCACAGTGTGGGCAAACTTCTGCATCGTTCCGAATTCTACTTCCGCAATATTGACAAAATTCCCTCTTTTTATTTGTCTCGGCGCTATCTATTTGAACTATTCTTTCGTGCACGCTGCAGCTTGTGCTATCGTGCTTTACGTGAATTGTTTGATGGTTTTTTGCTCTTGCTATAAGAAGAACGAGAAATAGCACGCCGAACAATATGGGCACACCATATCCTATTACAAATGGAAGGGCGCATATCGCCAGAACAACAATTAAAACCTTTTTCATTTGTTTCAGCCCCTTTCAACCAACCAGTATAAGGAGCTTTTTGCTGTTTGTCAACCGTAAATATCCGCTTCGTCGTAAAGACACCATTCCAACTCTCTCGCTTCCTCTTTCAACGCAGTCAGCAGCGCTGCGCTTTCGGGAGGGTCGAAGATCAGTTTCACCCGAATAGAAATATAGTTTTTGATCGCTGCGTAGTTTTCCGCGTTGTCTTCCAGAAAGTCCTTCCAGGTCTCGTTAACGCCGGTTACCATGAATCCTTTCTTACCAACGCCAAATTGCGCGGATCGAAACAGGAACGTGTTGATCAGCGGAATCAGCTGCCCGTCAAAGGATTCTACGCTTTCCCCTACATCGCACATTTCCCGAATATTGAGCAGGATACTTTCATCCATAAGCAGCCCTCCGCTGTAAAATGAAATTATCAAATTTATTGACTAACCTTGACTTATACGGGGTCTCCTGCTATAATAGCGTTACCGGGAATGAAGAAACCACCTTCAAGCCCGAGTATTATAGCAGGAGGTGAGCCGCATGGCCGTGTTAGACCTTGGCGACGACTTCCGTTCCAGAATGAACGAATGCATGTCGCCTGAGGGGATAGCCCGTAGCATCGACGCTATCCTCAAAGCGCTGGAATACATTCGAAGTATATCTTCAAGGTAACAGCGCAAAAAGCCCTTCCCGTTTGGGAGGGGTCTTTTTATTATTTCCATGGGCACGTATCGTTGGGCCGTCTAATGATCGGTTCAGTCTGCAGCAGCGATGCATCGCCCAATGTAATTGCTTCGTGTGTGTTTCGCGAAGTACAGATCAGATTATCAGGATCAAGAAGAATCGGATCGTCATTGCGAAGCATGTCCAATGTGATCGGGTTCATATGATGAACATAGATCGTTCCATAAATGTCATGCCCCTCTACGCCCAGATCGCATCCATTGTCCCGAATGATTACTTGCCTGCGAACCTTCTTCCATAGGCTGCTTTGGTAAAACACCTGGTTCAAATATCGGGCGTAGCCAAACAACTCTTCTCCAACCTTGCCGTTGAGCTTCAAATACTCGTATCGACCCATAAAGTCTGGGATTTTGACAAGATCAGTAAAAGTTCGCATTGTAGTCTTCGCTTTCTTCTTCGTCATCCTCATCGTGCCCAGTATAGATGGCGAAGGCCTTGATGGCGTCGGCATACAAGCCTTCCAGCATCCGCTGACTTTCCAGGGATTCCTTCTTGGCCTTGATTAATTCCACTTCAGCTTCCAGCTTTTCTTTTTCCAGCTGGTCCTTGACAGACGCCTTCTTCAAAAAATGGGTCAGCAATTGGGATGATGCTTTACCGGACAGGATCTTTTCCTCGGCAGCCCGCATCGCAATGCTGATCATATAGTTTTCATCTTCCTCTGGTGTTCTTGCAGGAGGTCTCGTTTGCTTTTTACTCATGTAAGAACCTCCTTTCCTATAGTTTATGCATACTTATGCCCATTTCTTTAGTCAGGGCAGCAGACCTCGCTTCTGGCCAGGAGGGGGACCAGTTGCGGTCGGAGGAGGAGCCTATCAGAGTTCCGGCTTGAACTCCGCACATGGATGGGCTTTTTTACAGTCCGCTGCCCCCACTAAAGAAATGGTTAAGCAAAAATATACTGGCGAAGGGACTCGAACCCCCACAAATCCGTGTATAAGACGGAAGCTCTGAACCATTGAGCTACGCCAGCACATGAAAATATTGAAAAATTTCTGAAAAACGGCCCAAAACACTCTTCCGCCAGCGCTCCCGGCCAGAAAACCGTTTTCCAAATATCACCCCCGGAGAATTTTCAAAG